GAAGTTGGAACGTTTACTTTTGTCTACACCATCAGATCGTTTATTCCTTCAAGGAACTGACGATATTCCTGATCAATCAAATGAAATTGGTTGGCGCATTTTTATGCGTGCTCTCAATAAGTTTTTAGAAGGATTGGGTGAGATGGATGATGTTTGTAATAGAATTTTGAGTGCAATGGAGAATTTCCAGCTCTCATGTTTGTGGCTCTCGAAATGTGAGGGCCTAAGTGATTTGATTCAATGGGCACGCACCACTTATAAGTTAATTACTGGTGAGTGCTCTTTAGTAAAGTTTAATACGTTTCTTGCTAAGTTTCTACAAGATTTTGTTGTCCAAGGAGATGACGATGAACCCTTTGTTTATAAGTTGCGAAGTTTGTTCAATATGGGAACTAATGCAACAGAAACGTTGCTTTTTAAAAAGATGAAAAGCTTGTATAGTTATATGCTTGTTCATGGTATACTTAAACCATTGGGCATTGAAATGACAGATGAAACATTTACTCGCTTAGAGCAGAAACATTTGCTTTTGCAATATGGTGAGAAGTCAAGCTTTTTACTCCATGTGATTGACACCACAATTTTTGTGCTTGAAAAGGCATATGAGTTTAGTCAAACTGGAGATGTTTGTGTCTTTGCACATGGAGACAAGCAGTATGCAGAGTGGGCAAAGAATTCAGATCGTTTACTCAATCTTGCTCCATTTACTGGTAATTTAGCAGCACATGGAACTTCTTATTTTGAGTTTATGTCTGATCTTAATGATGCTATTGAAAAAGGTGTTGCTTTCACTAAATTTTCCATAAATCGTGGAGATTATGAAGGCATGGCCATTCGTAGTAAAATGTCCAAATTGCAATTGATCAAAAATACGGAACTTACGAAGCGTGCAGCTCTTAAGGAGCGTGCAGCACCTTTTGGTGTTTTGCTTGCTGGAGGTTCCAGTGTGGCGAAGTCTAGTTTTGCCAAAATGCTCTATTATTATTATGGTGCACTATTTGGATTACCTACTGACCCACATTATAAATATACACGAAACCCTTTAGAGGAATATTGGAGTAATTTTGATTCCAGTATGTGGTGTATTCAGTTGGATGATGTTGCTTTTTTGCAACCGAGCAAAACTTCTGATGTAGACCCCTCTTTGAAGGAGATTCTATTTGTTGGAAATAATGTTCCATATGTCCCAACTCAAGCTGCTCTTGAGGATAAGGGCAAAACACCCGTTATGGCTGAGCTTTTGGTTGCTACTACTAATACTATAGATTTAAATGCACAAGAATATTTTGCGTGCCCATTAGCAATCCGTAGGCGCTTGCCGTATGTGTTGAGTGTTCGTCCCAAACCAGAGTATATGGCTGAGAATGGACGTTTTATTGATCCTTTGAAGTTGAACCAACCTACAATTGGTTTTCCAGATTTTTGGATTATTGAAGTCCATAAGGTTGTACCCTTTTTAGAAGGTCGACGTGAGTTGGCTCGTCTTGAGTTAGTGAATGTGTACTCTGATGTACATGAGTTCTTACAAAACTTTGGAGAGTGTGCAAAACAACACAAAATGAATCAGCGTAAAGCTATGGTTTGTGATACTTATATGCAAGAAATTCGAGTGTGTCATGAGTGTTATCGACCAAATGAAGCTTGTAATTGTATGAAAGTTCAAGTTGATGATCATGAAGATATGGTGCCTTATGTTGGAGCATATGAATGGCCTCAGCAACCAGCTCTATCTACCCGGATTTTTTCCTGGTGGTGTGAATGGTATGTTTGGTGGCTTGAAGTAACTCTACATTGGCGAGTGTTTTTGTGGTTTTTGCGTTGGCGTTCTGTCCGTAGCGCAGTGTATACCTGGGGAATATATTTTCTTCCAGATAATCTTCAGATTAGAACTCTGGGGTTGTTGAATAATTTAGATTTAGCTACTACACGTTGGGTTCAATTAAATAAATATACAAAATATATGATCCTTGCAACTGCTGGAACAGGTATGGCTTATTTAAGCTATCGTACCTTTAGACCCAGTAAGGTGGAGGATGAAAAAGAAAAACAACCTAATAAAGTTGTTGCTACAATTTCCTCTGTTTTGAATGAGACTGTTAAGAAAGAAATTGATGAGACCCCTAATACCAATGCGAAAGTTTTGCAAGGTTGTGGAGATAATAATTCATTTGAAGGAAAAGTCTTTCATCCAGAGGATCAATTGAGGAAAGAACAACGTAATAATGTGTGGTATAATCCAAGTGTTGAACTGACAAAATTTGATTTACCAGTGGCATCTCGTTCTTTAGCGGGTGCATCTGTTGAACAAATGCGGGATCTCTTTTCCGCGAATAGTGTATTTTTGGAATTACGTTATGTGCGTGATGGTGAACGGCGTGTGTCGCGAATGTGTGGGACAATGATTAAAGGTCATTATTGTTTAGTTCCAGCACATCTGTTTCCAAGAGATATTCAGCAATTTAATGTGACTGTGATACGTACTGCAGTTGCTGATGGTGTTAATGGAAATATCACTTTCCAGCTATCTCTTGATGAGGTAGTTATAGATCGTGAGAATGAAGCAGCTGTTTTTAAAGTGACTGGGATTCCACCAGTCAAAGATATTACAAAATTTTGGACCCGTGATGAAGTGCAAACTACACATTGTTGTGTAGTGAGACGTACATCAAGTGGTACTGTAGAAGTGCAAGAAGCTTTTGGAGTAGCAGGGTGTATTACAGATGAAGTTCCAGCTTTGGGACAGCGTCTGCGTTTATATCCAGGTCGTGTTCAGAAGGAAACTAAGGATGGCGATTGTGGAGCAATTTATATTGCTATGACACCACAAGGACCAGTTATCATTGGTTTCCATTTGCTTGGACGTGGCACTTCAGTTGGCATTTTGAGTGTTGACCTAGCTTTGATTGAGAAACTAGTTGCGGAAATTGATGATGTAGATACTTTTCCCTACCTTGTGCAGGGTGGAGGTGAACCAAGCTTATCATATTCAGGAAAGAAAAATGTGGTAGGTAATTTACATCACCGGTCCATGATTCGATATATGGAGAAAGGACAAGCAAATCTTTATGGTACGTTCGAAGGGTTTCGTAATAAACCCAAGTCGAGAGTTTGTTCCACTCCATTGCAAGAGGAATTCCTCAAGCACTATGATGTTGAGGTTGGACATGGTCAACCATGTATGAATGGTTGGGAACCTTGGAGTAAGAATGTAGTTGAAATGGTGAAGCCGTGTTATATGTATGAACGTTCAACACTTTTTCAAGCTTCAGAAGGTTTCTTCCAAGATATAGTCAAGTTGCTTCCAAGTGACTGGAAAGAGCAGCTTGTGGTTTTAAGTGACAAAGCTGCAGTGAATGGCATACCAGGTGTTTTATACATTGATGGAATGAATTTCAATTCATCTATGGGCTTTCCTTGGAATAGTTCAAAGCGGGGATATATTACCCCTTGTCCTGATGAGTTGCGACCAGATGCTGTAGATTTTGATGCTGAATTTTGGCAACGGGTAAGAAATATTGAAGACAAATATGCTTCAGGCGGACGAGTGTTCCCAGTGTTTATGGGTCACTTGAAGGATACAGCTACTCCTTTGAAAGAGTGTGAGATTAAGAAAACTCGTGTTTTCACTGGAGCACCTAGTGATTGGAGTGTGGTAGTTCGAAAGAACCTTTTGAGTTTTATTCGATTGCTACAGAAAAACAAATTTGTCTTTGAATCAGGTCCAGGTACTGTATGTCAATCAAAAGAATGGACAACAATCCACGATTATTTGATGACGTTTGGGAAGGGCCGAATCGTTGCTGGAGATTATAAGAAATATGATAAGCACATGACGAGTGATTTCATTATGGAGGCTTTTAAAATCATAGCACGCCTTTATAAAGAGGCAGGCCATGATGAAATGACAGTCCAAACAATAATGGGAATTGCAACTGATACTGCGTTCCCGTTGTGTAATATAAATGGAGATTTGATAGAGTTTTTTGGAACTAATCCATCGGGCCATCCATTAACTGTGATTGTCAATTCTATTGTGAACGCCTTATATATGAGGTACGTTTACATCAAGTTGAACCCATCCCAGGAGTGTTCTTCCTTTAAAAAGAATGTAAAGTTGATGACTTATGGTGATGATAATATCATGGGCGTCTCTATGGAGGCAGATTGGTA